ATCTCCGACGTGCTCGCCGCCGGCGGGCGCCAGGACAGCGTGGCCGGCCGCATCGCGGCCTCCATCTGCGATGAGCAGGGAAAGCCCGTCTTCACCGTAGGTGACATCACCGGTGCGTCGGATGCGGACCGCGGCGCGCTGGATGGCGCCCTGACACTGGCGCTGCTGAGCGCCATCGGCGAGGTGAACTCGCTGGGAAAAGCTACGAGCTAACACCGGAAGACGAGTTCTGGTGCGAGCTGGTGCTTAACGGCATCGGCGGCGAAACCATTGCTGTGGCGAAGGAACGCCTCAGCGCTCGCGAGGTGAGGCTCTGGGCTGCATACCGGGAACGCCACGGAGGCTTGAACCCGATGATGCGCGCCGACTGGAATGCTGGCCTTCTGGCCAGCCTGTTCGCCAACAGCAAGCGCAAGCCGTCAGCCCCGGCATTCCAAGTAACTGACTTCCTTCGATACCAGAAAGCGGAGCCGATCGGCCTTGATGAGGCGATGGCGAGCTGGGGATAACTGCACATGTCACGACGTTCTCTCGGCACGCTGACCATCGACGTCATTGCCGAGATCGGCGGCTTTGCCTCCGGCTTGGACAAGTCGGAGCGCCAGACGGAGAAGTGGCGCAAGAATGTAGAAAAGCAGGCGAAGATGGCCGGCGTTGCCCTGGGCACGGCAATCGCTGCGGGGGTAGCCGGCCTGGCGGCCGGCATCGCCAAGGTGATCACCAACAGCGCGGCCGCCGAGCAAGAAGTTGCCCAGCTCGATGCGATCATCAAATCGACCGGCGGCGCCGCTGGATACACCCGCCAGCAGCTGCTGGATATGGCGGACACCCTTGCGTCCAAGTCCACGTTCAGCGGTGGCGAAATAGTCGAGGCTCAGACGCGACTGCTGTCCTACTCTGGCGTATTGGGAACCAACATCCCCCGCGCGATGCAGGCCATCATCGATCAGTCGGCTCGCCTGGGCATCAGCGTGAGTCAGTCAGCGGAGACCATTGGCCGCGCGCTGGAGTCGCCGGGCAAGGCCGCGGCAGCACTGGCGCAGTCGGGTTTCGGTGCGGCCTTCACGAAGGAGGTGCGTGGCACCATCGACGAGCTGGTGAAGGCCGGCAAGGAAGGCGAGGCCCAAGTGATGATTCTGGAGATCCTGGAAGAGTCCTACGGAGGTGCCGCCCAGGCCGCCCGTGACACCTTCGGCGGCGCACTGAAGGCGCTGCGTCACGCTCTAGACGACCTCACGACGGCAAAGGATGGAAGTCTCGGTAGCGCCACCACCGCTGTGAACGAGCTGACCACGGCACTCAATGATCCGCGCACCAAGGATGGGTTCGACAAGCTCATCTCCTATGCAGTAGATACCACCGGCAACTTTCTGCGGCTCACTGGCTCGCTTGTCGAGTTCATCGCCAAGACCCGTGATCTGTCACGGCTTGATGCCGGCGGGGCGCTGAAAGACGCGAGCGAAGGGGCGCTGAACCAGCAGATTGCCACGCTGACTGAGCGACTGAAGCTCGAACAGAAGACGACCTCCGGTTTCCTGGGGCTGCCGCTCACTGGTGCCCAGGAAGAAGAGCGCCTCAAGAGAATCAACGGCCTGACCCAGCAGCGCTTGGATATTCAGCGAGAGCTGACGAGCCGCTACCTCGCTGAGAACTTCAAGGGCGTCACTGCCACGGTGGACACCACGGCGGGAACACCTGAAGCCGCGGCTGAGGCAGCTCGAAAGGCGGCCACAGCCGCGGCGGCCGATGCTGAGAGCGCCAAGAAGCGGGCAGAAGCCTACAAGCAGCTGCAGCGTGCCTATGCAGCCGCCGGTCTCGAGCTGAAGCGCCAGATCGAGCTGTTCGATACCAGTACCGATAAGTCAGGCAAGGCCACCGAACTCCAGAAGCTGAACTTCGACTTGGCCGAGGGCGCTCTGAAGGGTCTCAACGACCAAGAGAAGGAGCGACTGCGAGCGCTGGCCAGCACGCTCGATCGCCTCACTGCAGTGAAGCTGGCCAACGAGGAAGCCGCCAAGTCTGCCGAGTTCGCTCGGAACGCACAGGAAGCGCTGGATAACGCGCGCGACGCCCTTGCGGTTGACTTTGTGGGAGCGGGCGAGGGCGCACAGGCCAGGGAGCGCGCCCGAGACCTTCTTCAGATCGAGGCCGACTACCAGAAGCAACTGCAAGCGCTGTTCGAGCAGTACCAGTCCGGCGACATCACCGAGAGTCTCTACAAGACGGAGACCCAGACTCTTCAGTCTGCGCTGGATGAGCGGCTCCGGATGCAGGAGGATCACTACCGCAAGCTGGACGAACTCAGGGGCGACTGGCAGGCCGGCATGGCTGATGCCTGGGCTGACTATGCCACCAAGGCCGCGGACGCCAACCAGCAGGCCTACGACGCGGTGACGGGCTTCCTCGACACCACTACCGGCGACGTGGCCGAGAGCATCGCCGATCTCGTGAAGGGCAACGAGTCCCTGAGCGAATCGGTGAAAAACCTCGTCGTGTCCATGGGCGAGACGGTAATCGACACGTTGTCGCGCATGGCTGCGCAGTGGCTCGTATATCAAGCCACGCAGAAGCTGGTCGGGGAGACGACGAGCCAGTCGTCAACCGCGGCTTTGACCGGAAACGCGTTGGCCATGTCGGCCCAAGCCGCGATCGCGGCCTATGCATCTACGGCAGCCATCCCGATTACCGGCCCCATCGCCGCGCCGGCGGCGGCCGCCGCAGCCCTCGCGGCTACCGCGCCCTATGTCGCCGCCGTCGCGGCATCATCCGGGTTGTCGGGCATGGCGCACGACGGTATCGACTCGGTGCCACAGGACGGCACCTGGTTCCTGCAGAAGGGCGAGCGCGTGACCACGGCGGCCACCAGCGCGAAGCTGGACGCCACCTTAGAGCGGGTAAACCGAGACTCCAACAGTGGGTTCTCGGGTGCTCCGATCACCCAAGAGATTCAGATCAACGGTAACCCTGACAACCGCACCCTTGAGCTCGTCAGGAAAGCCGCTCTCGATGGTGCCCAGATGGGCTACGACAGGGTCAAAAGCGATATGGCGCGCGGAACAGGGATCTCCCGAACCATGCGTGGGACACACAACGTCGGAAGGAAGGTTCGGTAATGGCGCTGATCATGCAACCGCAGTGGCTGCCCGAGCCGCTGCGCGAAGGCTACGGCCTGCGCCACGTCTCGCCGCTGAAGCGGTCCACGTTCGTCAGTGGTCGATCGATGCCGCGCCGCGCCTATACGGCCACGCCGACAAACGTCGAGGTTCGCTGGCTGTTGGACGACGGGCAAGCCGCACTGTTCGAGAAGTGGTTTCAGGAAGGGCTGAGCGACGGTGTCGCCTGGTTCGCGTGTCGGCTACGCAGCCCTCTAGGGATGGACTATTACAAGAGCCGGTTCACCGATATCTACGACGGCCCGACGCTGACCAACAGCAACCTGTGGCTGATCACGGCACCGCTCGAGATCTACAGCCGGCCGCTGCTGGCAGACGGCTGGTCCGAGTATCCCGAAGGAATTCTGCAGGCCAACGTCATCGACTTGGCTGCAAACAGGGAGTGGCCCAGGCCATGAGCATTCTTGAACGGCTGTACGCCTCCGGCGGCGCGGAGGTGGAGCACGAAACCCTGGCGATCGCGGTCGGTAGCAAGACCCACTATCTCACCAAGGGCTGGGAGGACATCACCGCGGTGCTGGAGACAGGGCAGACCGTGACTTTCAAGGCCTGCGGCATGGATGTGGCCAAGCCCACACGCAACGCCGACGGGGTCCAAGACCTCCGCTTCGCACTGACCAACATCGATGGGGTGGTGAGCACCGAGATCCGGGCGGCGCTGGCGGCCCGGCTCGAAATGACCGTCACCCTACGGATCTACCTGAGCAACGACCTGCTGGCGCCGGCCAAGAAGCCGTTGTCGATGGTGATCAAGGGCGGGCAGTGGACCGCAACGGAGGTCCAGGTGACAGCCGGCTTCATGAACATCCTCGACACGGCCTGGCCGCGCGACCGCTTCAACCTCACCAAGCACCCGGGGCTGCGCTACATCACATGAAAATCGATCTGGAAAAGTACCTGGACGTGGTCTGGGTCAGCGGTGGCCGCAAGTTCCCGGAGCTGGATTGCTACGGCGTCGTCAACGAGGTGCGCCGTGACCTTGGCCTCGCGCCATGGGACGAGTACCCGGGTGCGACGCGCGCTGACCTGGCTGAACTGGCAGACGAGGCTGCCCTGCAGCACGCCGGCAGTGACCTCGTGGAAGGCGCGGTTGCGTTCTGCTATCAGGGCAGCGTGGTCACCCACGTGGCGGTGCTGGTGGAGGTCGAGGGCCGCATGTGCGCGCTGGAGTGCAACGACGTCCGCAACGTCACCGTGCTGCCGGTCGCCCGCTTCGAGTGCCGTTTCAATCGGGTGGAGTACTACGCGTGATCCAGATTTTCCCCTCACGCATGCCGGGCGAGGCGCTGGAGACCCATCGCCACGGCAGGACCACCATCGATGGGTGGCTGCGTTCCAACGTGCCGAGCTACGCGAGCGAGAGGCCGCAGCCGATCGAGGTCGAGGTGTGCGGCGCTGCAGTGCCGGCGGACGCGTGGGCTTCCACATGGATCGACGCCGATACCGACGTGAGGATCTACCCGATCCCGTACTACGAAGGCGCCGCCGCGGTCGTCTACTGGGTCGTGGTGGCCGTCATGGCTGCCTATGCGATCTACATGGTCGCCACCATGCCCTCGGGCAGCCGGTACGGGCAGGGCGACACGCTCAGCCTGGATACCGCCCGGGCGAACTCCGCGCGCCTTGGCAGCCCCGTACGTGAGGTTCTGGGGCGATGCCGGGTCTGGGCCGACTATCTGGTGCAGCCGGTGTCGCGCTTTGTCGGCGGCAAGACCTACCGCACGCAGATGTTCGTGTGCGTGGGCAAAGGGCGGCATGTAATCCCGGTCGGCTCCGCGCGGCTGGGCAACACCCCGATCAGTTCCTTCGGCAGCGACGTGGAGATGACCATCTACCCGCCGGGCGCCGACGTGGGCGGCGACGTGCGCTCGGAGAACTGGGTCAACTCGACCGAGGTCGGCGCCACCGCCTCGGGCACTGCCGGCCTGGACCTGAGCGACACGGCGGACGTGGCCACCAGCCTCAACGCCGATTCGGTGACCGTGTCGGGCAACGTGCTGACGCTGAACAACGCGACGGTCACCGATGCGAACGGCAAGGAGCGGCCGGCCACGTCTGTGCCGGCGTCCTGGACCGTCGGCGCTGTGCTGACGCTGAAGGTGGCGGCGACCTTTACCGCGACCACCAGCGGCCTCTATTCCGTCATCGCCGGTAGCGCGGTAGCCGAGCTGGCGCCGTATGTGGGCATGCCGGTGCTGCTGACCTACAACGGCGCCGACTATGGGTTGTTCGTGGCGAGCTATGCGCCTGGCACGCCGGCCGTGCCAGGTGCCGGCGGCAGCCCCGCGCGGCTCACTGGCTCGGCTGCGGCCACTGGCTTCGACTTCAGCGGCACGCCGGTCACCTTCGGCATCGGCTGGCGCGGCACCAGCTACAGCGTGGCGCTGGTGGCCAACTACATCACCCTGGGCGTGCTGCTCACCGCGATCAACGATCAGCTGGTGGACAGCGGCCTGGTGGCGACGCAGTCGGGCGGGGTGGTCACCATCGCCGAGGCGGCCAGCCCGTATGCCGGCGGAAGCATCACCTTCAGCGGACTGCCGGCGGCGGTGTTCGGCCCCAGCCCGGCGGCCACGGCGGGTGTGGCCACCACCGGTGGCACCCCGGCCACGTTGCCCCGCGTGACGCTGGCCTATGACGGCCCGGGCGGCACTGCCTTCGGCGGGCTGCCCCAGGGCAGCGTCTCGCTGGCCATGTCGCGCGGCCAGAGCGAGTACCGCATCACTGCCGTTTCCGGCCTCACCCTGGTAGTCCAGCGGCTGACCGAGGGCGGCGTCGTCGATACCAGCTGGCCGGGCTGGACCTCACGGACCGCAACCGACTACCGGGCGACGGGTCTTCAGGAGAGCGAAGAATGGCTTGGGCCGTTCCTGGTATGCCCCAACGGAGAGACCACCGACGCCTTCGAGTACGACTTCAACTTCCCGGGCGGCCTGATCTGGTACACCGACAAGGGCAACAAGCGCAC